CGGACCAGTAGTAGCAAATGCCAGTCCGAAGTTGCTGTTAATGCTGTGCGTATAACTATCCCCCAGCGTGGACAAATCCGCATTTAGCGTAGTCAACAGCGGAACTACTTCCGTTACCTGTATCCCGTCCAGTTTAATCCGGACAACAGGGCAGTCGTCAACCAGGTCGCCGTCCTGCATGTTTCCGTGGGTGTAATCCGGGACAACTGGATTCGACGCCGCCGGCGTGCCTTGGATAACCACCCATGACATGGTTTCTACTTCGGTTTCGGGGTTCAGCGTATACCTCGCCACGATCAAGTCGTATCTCTGCATGCCTTGTGTGCCGTTTTGGATCGTAACCTGATCGTAAGTGTTCGGTTGCACATAGGCGATACCGCCGTGGTGCACAAGGTAGCCACTCCTTATTTTAATGGAGTTATTCGTTTGCAATTCTGGCTGTAACTGTTCGTATATGGCAGGGATGTAGCTCCCTCGACCTATAATGAATGAAAAAATATCTCGGTGTTGCACGCTCGTAACGTGAGCCGCAGCTCCAGTTCCTATAATTAATTCCAATTAATCGCCCTCCCCTTCCAGTTGGTATTCTCTTTCAATCAATCCGCTTTCTTCGTCGGTCGTCAGGATAATGTTTGCAATTGGTTTCGCGGCGTATATCCCGGTCAGATAATCGCGTCCTCCCACTATGTCGCCTATCTGCACATCAAGCTCAAGCGTCTCTGCACTCATTTTAAACTCTTGATGGTTCATGACTTTGGCAAACGCCTCACGGGCTTTGCTTTCCACCTCGTCCGTCTCAGTTGACGTGTTCTCGTAGATATATTCACGCTCATTAATGCCGGTGTAGTACTTCGTCTTTTTTATAGATCCGTCCGGCCATGCATACAAGTGGATTACGTTGCGCATTTCCAGCTCGCCTTTTCCACAAACAATCATGTGGTTGTAGCCGTCTTTTATGTCGGTCATGACAAAATCTAGGCGACTGTCTTGGGAAAGCTCTATTTGACCGGAGTAATCCACTACGGGGACAGCCTCTATAAACACGTATCCAGGCTCCCTGTCTCCTTGTTGGTACTTAATATGCAATTTATAACTAACGCTTTTAAGCATCTTGTTTATTCCACTCAATAACGTTACGTAGCGATCAAACTGATAGTTGGTCAACGTCACTCCGGTTAGTGCGCTCGAAACCACGAAGACGCCATCAAACACCGGCTCAATTAGGTCTCTCAGGATTCTGTTCAAGTCCCCCGACATCCGTTTGTGCGTCTGGCCCGACGGCGGAACGATGGCTTTGTTGTTCAGCATGCCGCGCCAAGTATACCCGCACACTTTTATCACGTTCATAGACGTGTCGGTAAAGATCCGCCCGATACATCCGCCAACTTCGCTGTTGGGTTCATAAATAAATCCCCCATACTCGAATACCGGCTCCCAAGCATCACGAGGAATTGATATACGAAAGTCCTTGAGGTCGTTCAGGTCTATATCTATATCTGCACCAAGTAAGGCCTGTATCTCCTTGCGGTTCTTATCGGCGTGAATTAAGTCCATGGTGGTTCATTCCTTTCCAAGTATACGGTTAAATCGAACCCGAAAGTTCCCGGCCAATTGAACGTAACGTTACCGGCTGGTATCGGGTCAAATATGCTTGTTGTTTTATAACGATCATCGAACAGATTCGCTTTCGTTCCGTTGGACAGGTGTTTAATGATCTTATGCGCATGGCTATCTATGGTCAGGTGCTCGTTCGATTCCAACGTAGTGTATATGTCAATTGGTTGGTTATTAATCAATATCCTCGGGTTGGTTACGGGCCCGTAAATAATCATGAAGTACGGGCTCGCATTAAAATGGTCAATATTCCAATCAACAATGCCTCGGTCGCTTACCGTATAATTGAAAGGGTAATTAAACGGGTGGTTCAGTCCGCCGTCCGCTACTTCCCCTTCCCCTTTGGGCAGAAAACTGCGAAACAGTTCACTCACCCAAAAAGGCTTGTCGGATACGATCGTAAGCTCTATGACGGTCAGGACATCCGTTTCCCATTCCGTTTTTTTAGATTGCTTTACGTAGCAAACCAAATATTGATCATTGACGTACAGCTTGCCAGGCATAGAGTTCATGACGTCCGCTTGGGTCACACTCTCTAACCGATTCATTGCTGCGGCAAGTTCGGCCCTGGCGCAAAATGCTTCCAATCTTACCGTTTTTTCCATCATGCGTCGTTGAAATCCGTAAATATTTCGGCCATATGACAGACACTCCCACTCATAATCAAAAAAGTCGCCTGTCTCTAGCCTGTACGGGTGCTCGAGGAGATTTATCCGCTCGCCTTTGTGGTTCTCATAAAATGCTATCATGTCGCAAACGCTCCTTTGTATTTAAAACTCCGCCCGGCTTTACGACTGTCAATGTATACATTGCCGTCAATATTCTTAATCGCCGTAATTAATTTGTCGAGTTTATCATTTTGTCGTCTGGTAGCTTCGTATAATTCATTGTGTCTCTGCTCGTCTGCGGCTTTTTTGGCATCATCCGTGGGTTTTTCAATATCTACGCTCACTCGGTGGGTCACTTCGTGCTGGATAGTGTCAATTGATGCATTAACCTTCCCCAATAGTTCCGTTAAATCGAGTTGCTTTAATCGTTCGATCAGATTGCCGGAATCTAGCTCAAGCGCAGCGGTTCCTGCCGATAACGTGAGCCGGTCGGCAATCTCCGTTGAGATATCGTCAGCCTGCCGATAAAGTGCAGCCTCCTTGTTTTTCATTCCTCTGGAGATACCGGCCATCACAAACTCAAAAATGGCAATCATGACCCGTGACGGGGATTTGACCTGCAAAGCATCTGACATGGTCTTAGCAATGTTGGTGGCGATATCCCTGGCCTCCGCATACAGCCCAGGCGCCTTGTTGGACATTGCCCGGCTGATGCCATCCATCATGTTGTTGGCTGCATTCGTTGCCCCGGGCACCATGGTGTTAAAGGCGCTCGTGATATCGTTAGCCGTTCCCATGGCCGCCGATCCTGACCGGCTCCTCAGACTGTTCATGATCGCAACAACATTATTCCCCATATTGGAGAACGCCGTTCTCACAGATACAGACTTTTGATTTATGGTGGTGATCGTCTGCGACATCATCTGCTGTACCGTTGATTGCACCTGCGTGCGCATATTACTAAATACCGTCTGCACGGCCGTGCCTGTGTTGGTAGCTGCGGCTTTCGTGTTGCCAAGCTCCGAAGTAAGTGCAGCGGTAACACCAGTGGCTATGCCGGAAGCATCAGCGCCCTGCGCGCCGGTAACCACGGCCTCAACAATCTGCGCGCCGGTCTGTTGGAACGCTTGCATTTGCGTCGCCAGCTCTTCGTTGGCTTTCGTCACCATCTGTCCAACAGCTTCCGTCAGAGCGTCATTCCCCGCTATCGCTTGCGCCATATCGGTCGGCAATTGTCCGGCAGCTTCCGCAACATCAGGTTTCTTTAATTCTTCCGTTGCGTGCGCTGTAGCTTCTGCGACGGCGCCATTAACTTGCTCGTCAAACCGCATTAAGCCGTCATAGCCGTTCTCGCACATCTGATTAATGGCAGACAATGCTCCGGGGCCAAGTTTTTCCAGTTCGGCCATGGTCTCGGTAGACACCAGTCCGCTAATCTCCGTCATCTTGGTTTGCCATTCACCGTAACGAGCCCGGTTGGTTGCCAACACTGCAATCATTTGCTCGCCGGTCATTTCGTATTGAGCGGGAATTTCTTTAAAGTCGTTGATGATACTGTCTTTATGTCTGGTTACCGCATTCTGGAAGTCCTCCAGTGCCTTTTTCATGTTCTGGTCGTACTGGTCTAAACTGATCTCCCCCATTTTGCACTGGCGGTCAATCTCTTCGGTGGTGGTTCCCCATTTCGCCGCTAACTGTTCAAGGCTTAATCCCTCACTGGTATGGGTATTTAGCATTTCTTCGTGGAATTCCTGGGCGTTCATTCCCCATTCGTCCATGTAGCCCTTTACCTGCTCCTTGGTCATTCCCCATCGGGACGCCAGCATATCCAAATCCATGCCGGACTTCGTAAATGCGCCCTCCTGCGCGGTAGCCCATTCTTCCAGACCGCCGGTCATCTTGGACGCTTCCTTGATAATATCATCGGCGGATTTTCCGTATTGCTTGGCGTATCTCTTTACACTGTCTATCTGATTGTTCCGAATCTGTTGAGCTCTCACAGCCGCTTCTGCTTCGGCGTCGTAAGCTTTCTCGGCTGCCTGCCCTGCGGCCTTGGCCTCAATTCCCAGCTTCCGCAAGGTACTCGTGTATTCCGCAAGGAGCGACTCGCCTTCTTTGGTTAGCTCGTTGTATTCCTTCTTCGAAATGAGACCCTTGGCGTACATTTCCTCATACTCGGTTTGTTTCGCCAGCTGAGCATTGTATTCCTGCTGCAAGTTGCCCTTTTCTGTTAATAGCCGGTTGTATTCGCTTTGCTTTGACTCATAATCACCAACTTTACCCAGGTTGTCGAAATACTTGCTGAGCTCTTCGCCAGTCATGTTCAAGGAGTTTGTGGTTTCGCCAAACGTGAGTCCTAGCCCTTCCATTCGCTTGTTTAGCTGGTCTACTTTGCTGGCGATCTCGCTGTTCTTCGAGCCGTATTCATCGTTTGCATCAATCAGGTGATCGATGCTACCGGCCAAATCTCTGCATGTGGCTATGGTTGATCTTCGCACGTTGTCGGCTTTCTGCGCGGCTTCCGCATCCTCTTCCAGCTTATTCTTGTACTCTTCATGGGCGTCTTTCGCCGCTGAAATCGCCTCTACTTCTTCCTCGTATGCCTCACTCTTATTTCTCAACCATCCAACCAATTTTATGATTCCCACGACCAAGGCCGCAAGCACGGCGATGAACGCAAGTACGGCTGCGATTATCCACACGAGGGGACAAGCTAGTAACGCTGCGTTTTGAAGCCATTGTGCCACAGTAGCTGCTCCTAGGGCTACCACGGCGCCAAACAATGACCCTGTACGTGCGTTCTCGGCAGCCGTCTCTAACACAATCCCGGCAGTTTTTACCTTGGAGGCTATAGCTGCTGCTGCGCTCAAAGCAATGTCCTTGATATACAGGGCATGCAAAGCAATAGTAGCTGCCTGATCTTTTATTTTCGCTGCAGTGACCTTAAGAAGTGCCGGTTGCATTAACAACAAAGCACTCGTAAGGCTGCCTGTTTGGCCGATCAACGAGACCAAAGTTGCCATTTTGACAGCTGCAATAAACGAAATTATCGCTATCGTTACTGGGACGATGTTTTTCGCCAAAAATCCAAATGCTACGGCTAATAACTGCAACGACTTAACAACCGCCGCCCGCATGACGTCTATGATATGCTCGATGCTCTGAAATCGTGTTTGAGACAGACCGCCATCAATAGCTTTAATGATATTGGCTACTTCACGCACAACCGCCGTTTGTAGCCTTGACCATGCCGTTCCAATGCCGCCGCAGGATGTTTGCGCCATCTCAGCAAAGCCACCCACTTCGGTGCTTAATTCAATTAATTTGCTATTAAATTGATCAAAAGTTATATCGCTGTCTTGGAGAGCAGCAAGCAAGTCTTTCTGTGCCGACTCCCCGGCAAAACCAAAGGCTTCTGCGGTTTTGTTCAAAGCGTAACCCATGGTTTGTTGCAGCGTAACCCAGTGCTGGCCATCCACCTTGCCGGCGGCTAACATTTTTATATATGCCTCTGTTCCCCTGCTCGCCTCTTCGCCTGCTGAACCGGAAGCGAGAAAGGCGTTGTTTAGTGCCAAAGTTGTGTCAACCGACTTGTCAAGGTTTTTCGTCATTACCGTCAATTGCTGGGCGGTAGCCGCAACCTCGTTTAGGGATGTCGGCAACCCGTCAATCCCGGCCGACAACTTACTGGTGGCCGCCCCGGCATCGTCGGCGGTGTAGCCCATTTTTTCCAACACTTTCGGGAAGTTGTTCAAGGTGTCGTATCTGGCCACCGCCTTGTCGATAGACCCAACAATCATCTGGAAGCCCTTTTCAAGCAACTTAAAGGCGGTCATGCCCTTCACAATGTCGCCCATGCCTCCGACACCTTTCTGAAAGCCTCCAGCGTCCAGGGACGTATCAAATTTTAACGTGCCATCGTAGGCCATGGGTCAGCCCCCTTTCTGTTCAAGCGTTGCCTGCGCTTCGGCAAACCGCTGTGCCATTCGCTCTTTCATCTTGCGTTCCACTTCTTCGGCGCTTAAAACCGGCTTTTCTGTTGATTTGAGAGCGAATTGCTTTCGCATCTTTAGGACGTGCTTTCGCTCTTCCTTACCCATCGTGGTGACGTCGGCAGTCCGCCAATAGATCACCTTTTTAATCAACGTGTCCTCCGGCAGTCCCTCAAACAGCGCCATGAATTCCCACCAATGCAGGAACTCAACCGTTGTCAGGCTGATGTGATAGGTGGAATAAAAGGCGGAATATATCAAGCCGGCATCCTGCTCGAAACAGAAGCCCCGCTTAGTTTGCGTCTGATTGACTTCCCCAGCACTTTCATTCCCGCCTTGTCCCCGGGACGAAAACCACGCCAAGCCGTCTATGGCTTTTTGAATGTCATTCGGAATGACCGGATATAATTGATTCAGGGCAGCCATGGTTTTTTCGATGTCTGAAAGTTTGTCATCACGCAATATCAAGTCCACTTGTATCATATTGCGAAAGTCTGCGGAAATTTCAACTCCCTCATATTCTTCCGGAAGGCCGTCCATCAACAGGATATTCATTTATTCGCCCGCCTTGCGGCGCGGTTCGGCGTATATTTTCTCATTTTCAGGTCAAAGTCTTTTCCGCTCTGGCCAATCGCTTTCTCCATTTCGTCGTTTACATCCAACATCTTCGTTAAGCTGGGATTGCTGCCCAGCAGCTTGTTTGCCACGCCATCACCAAAGACATCGTCGACAAAATCACCAAAAACCTTGAGCTCGGCATTCAGTGCCGCAACATAGTTGTCGAGGTACCCAAGCGCATCCGGATTGTCGGGGTAGGTTATCACCTCCGCTAATTTTTCCGCTTTATCCCTTGCGTCCCTGTATCGCATTACATCGGTTGGGGAAGTCATGTCGAAATCAAGTTCTAAATCAAACAGTTTAATCATTTAAGCCCTCCTAATTTTAAAAAAGGCACTTACCGCGGTTAAGCCGTAAATGCCTGAAACGTTTATTTTATTACCGGACGTCCCGCTGCGTTATCCTTGCCTGAAAGCTCCTTCACGCGATCGGGCGCCGCATCATATCCCTTGCGGGGATAGGTGCCGCCCGTCTTGTAAAAGTAAAAATTGTCTTCTGCATCGTGGAAAGACGCGATGACGGCATACTTCTGCTTGGTCTCTCTCTTCTGCTCCATGTTTCCTCCTTATGTGGCCGGCACGTATGTGTACGCCGTCGGCAAATCCGTGGATGTCAATGTCGCGCTAAAGCTGGCATTTTCGCCTGCTGCCCCTGACAGATCGTCTTCAATGGCAATCGAAATCATCCCTTTTTCGCCTTCTCCTGTCAATATATTAAAATATACATAAGGCTTGATAACCGTTGCGCCAGTGCCGTATTTCAAGGGATGGGCTAAAAGCGCATCCTGGAAAGCGTCGCCGCTATACCTGTCACCGCTGAGCTTAAAAGCTCTGGATGTTCCTGTTTTGGTGGATACCTTGCCTTTTCGGATATAGGTGCTTTCCTTCGTCTCGGCCGCCAATGCCCCCGACTGCTCTGTCAGACCGTCCAGCGGCACAAGATACTGATTTGGGTTGGTCGGCGAGCCAGTAAGCCCGATTGCCAAAACCATGTCATCCGTCGTCGCTATACCCTTAAAGGCGGGGTTCGGCGTTTTTCCTTGCATTAATTCTGCTAAAGTCATAATTAATAGTCTCCTTTTCTGTAATATACTAATTCGCATTGTATCTGGTACTTTCCGGCGTTAATGTCCGGCTGGTATAAGTACCCAGCCCCGATTGCCTTAATGCTTCGGGGCTCCATATTTTCAGGCAGCTCCGGTAACATTCGCTGTATTGTCTGCACCCGCATCCATTCCGCCAGTTGTTCTAAAAATCCGGTGTTCATAATGCATTGGGCAGCATCCGGACCGTAGTCATTAACGGAACTGATGACGAACGGATACCGGCACATTGCGGCACTGTTTCGATAGTTTTTGATGATCTCGTCGCCGGGCGCTGTTCCGATAGCGTACTCCACGCCGGCACGCGAGGTGTCTTCCGGCAAATAGTCAATGTTCAGCCGGTTGTCCGACATCAGCGGACTGGCATCAAAGAAATCGAACAGTGCTTCGATTATCGTTTTGCTCATTATTTACCTCCTGCAATCCGTAGCGCTCCTTGCAATATCCGGCTACGCTCAGACGCTTTGCCGCGCTCAAACCACATGCCGCCACGATTTGCGTCATAAGAACGGCTGGTGCCATATTTGTAGTACTGCGGGGCTGCATAAGGAGCGATATACTGCACCGTGCCACTTCCCACAACCGTGCCTAGTATCCCTGATTTTTGCAGTAACCCAGTCTGAAACGGAACTCTTGCAGAACAAAAACGCAACACTTCATTGTCAACAAACTGTTGCGCCTTGTTAAAGTTGCCCGTGTACCTCTGCGCAAAAGAAGAATCCCACTCAAGTCTTACACTGACTTTACCGGCCTTAGTTGCGGTTTCAATGATTGCCCCTCTCGGGGTTTGAATCACGATCCTATTTCCCATATCCTCCACCTTCCAACCTCAAATGTGGCAAAAGCGGTGTATTGACGTTACTGTCATGAACCGCTGTGACCGTGAAGCACTCGCTGTACTGCCTCGTGATCTCAATGACGCTTTTAATCTCCTCAGGCCCGACACCAAGCATTACGATATCCCCGTTCTTCACGTGCAGGTTATCGGGTATGTTTCGGGCGAGAATCCTGACACTATAATCGTCAGCAGACCTAAACCCTTTTTCCGCAATAACCCTATTTGCGCTTGACCAACTTGCGCCGTCTATTTGCGTGCGTATCCACACGATTTCCTTAACAGTGTCCCCGACTTCTTGCGTATAAATCGTAATTGTCTTGTCAAATCCAATCATCATACCCACCTGCACATTAAGTTAACCGGGAATTGTAAATACTTGGCGCACGTTGCGTTCAGTCCAGCCTCCAGCCCAGACGAATGTCCCGACTCGGAAGTGACCGATAGCCTGTCGTTGGATGCGCTGGAGATGCCAACAGGAAGCATCTCCTTCGCCTGGTCGTGGGAATGAAACAATTCGATCATCTCGCATTCGCACATCTTAACCAAGTCTTTCATTTCTTCCGGCGCATTCGTAGCTGCTCCTTGAGTCCGGGATACGATTTCGGCATAAGCTCGCCCGGCTACGGCGTTGTACTCCTGTTCAGTCAGCCGCCCGCCGTTTTCCCTGTAAAACTCGTGGTCCGCAAAAGTTTCCATAGGCTTACTCCTTCTTGCCGGTCTTGCCCTGCTCCTTCTGTTTTTCCGCATCAACCGGTTCGGTTGGCTTATAGCCCTTTGCCTCATATTCCGGCAGCCGGTTTTTGTTAATGTTCCGTGTGATGCTTCCTTTTTCCACTAACATCTTTCAGCCCTCCTTATGCCGTCTTCTTGTGCAGATAGAGACCTTTTTTCTTGTTTTTGTAAACAAAAGCGTCGTGGTACTCTCTGAACTGGAAGTTCCATGCGTCTTTTTTCTGATTCACGTCAGGGCTGAAAATCTTCGGCAGACTAAATTTCACCACCTGCAATATCGCCGGAGGGTAAATGATCATGAAGTTGATATCAACACCGGCCGCACCTTTAACGTAACCCCAGTTCTCCGAACCGTCATTAAGGGTAACTGCGGTGTAGAATCTGGATTTCGGCACCCATGTGATCGGCATGTCGTTGTAGCCGGACAATACGGTGTTTACCGTTCCGTCGCTCCCCCATTGTCTGGATAGTGCGTTGTTTAGGATCGGCTGCAAATCACTGTTGATGTATAGCCGTCGGCCTGCCTTTGGCACTTCGTCAGCGTCAAGCTGTCTGACTGCTTCGTCAATTGCGTCAATTACCGTTGTCTTTGTCAATACAGCGGCGGTGGTGGTGCTGATGCCCGGCGTTCCTGCGTATTTCGCAAACCGGTATGCATCAAGTTCCGGGATGACGTGCAGCCGCATAAATTCGCCGGTCACGGCTCCGAACGTGAATCCTAGCGTTTCCTCGTTGTCCAATCGGTCAACAGAGATTTCTTTGCCTCGCTCTTCCGTAAGTGTCATCGTGTTCCACGATGCGGTCACGTCGCCTTTAGGGTACCCGTTTTCACGGCTGTAATCACCAAGCCCAGTCGTGCTTACTTCTAAAACCCTCACTTCATTTACACCTGTGAAGTCTGCCTGTGTCGCTGCGTCCATACCGTTTGTTACGGATTCCGCTTTGTAAGTCCCATCGATGATGGGGAGAAATTTTTTTGCAAGTTCAATTGTGTTTGCCATTTATTAATTACCTTCCTTTCCTGCTTTAAGCCCGGCACCCTTCATTGCGGCAGCTAAAAATGCGTCTGCGCTGATGTCGCCGGGTTCCGTGTGTCCACCGCCAGTGCTCACCGTAGTGGTGGTTTGTGCTCCAGTTGCTTCGCCGAACAAGTACGTGTCAGACTCGCTCACCGCCTTAATGGCTGCGGCAATGTCATCTTTCTGGTTCTTACTGCCTCTCAGAGCCTCAATGTCAAGCAACGCCATGATGGCCTTTTCATTCTTGCCCTTGGCTTCAAAGATTGCGCCTTTGATAGTGTCGCTGAAATCTCGGTCGGCAATCTGCTGCTTGTAGGTTGCTTCGTTTGCGGCAATGGTGGCTTTTAGGTCTTCGACTTCTTGGTTTTTCGCATCCAGATCAACGCCCTTGAAAGCGTCCAGTTTAGTCACAACTTCACTCAACTGGGTTTTTAGGCTATCCCGTTCAGTGGTGAGGTCGTCGGATTTTTTTTGCAGGCCTTTAATATCCTTCCCGTTTTCCTCCATAACCTTGTCGATTGCTTCTTTTTCGAGTCCTAAATCTTCCAAAAATTTTCTTTCCATACTTGTCCTTTCTATCCGCTACGCTTTGTTATCGAGGTATCGCCACCCCGTGCGGTTCTTAGTTTTCACGACTTTGCGGTCGATTTTTTGTATTAAAAAAGAGAGCTATGCGCTCTCAGTTTTACTTCTTAGTACTTAGCATCAATTTCAAGAAGTATGCGTTTCTCCTCTGCCTCGCATTTTCTCTTCGCCGCATCCAAGCTTCTTGTGTATGCCTCCGAATTCTTTTTTCTGTACTTCATTTCGTGGATGCTATTGAAGATGCTGATCCCTAGCCACAGTGTTAAAATTATTGACAAGATGTTGATGCGCGTCATGGTTGTTTCCTCCTGAAATTCAATACATTAATTTACGAGCTGCTTTCCGGCTCTTTCCCGGAAGTAATCACGTCTTAATCCCGTTTGATTGATAAAGTCGCGTTGTACAGCCTGCCACTGCCTGACCTTTTGCTTTTCCTTGGCAGTATCCAGCCCAGCGGCTTCGCTTGCGCTTAATCTTCGCTTCCATTCCCGGATTTTTCGTTCGAGATATCTCTGCTGCTGCGTGGCATCGTAGAGATTTATTTTCTCGCCATTGTAGTCTACCGTAGCAGTATTGTATTCTCTTCTTTTGTCATGAGGATAAGCTTCGTCAGAAAGCCCCTCGAAGAACGGAAAGAATGAGTGTCGGCAATTCCAACCGCACAAACCCGGTCCCGTGCCGTATCCTGTAGTTTCTCTAAAACTTGGATACACCGGGTGCGTTCCACTGATAGAAAATATTTGCCCTTGCCACTTCGCATGTGTTGGCCTTGCGCCCGGATGTGCGGTCGTCTCTACTAAATCCGTCCCTATCTGCTGCATATTAGCAAGCTGGATCTCCGCTGCCGTTTGGTTTGCTCCGGTCAGCGTTGCCCGCCGGGTTGCCACATCCAAATAATCGACATGGCCAGAGGGATAGCGAATAGACTCAAGCCCATTGCCGGCCAACCCGTAGATGGCGTTTTTTATGGCTCTCTGATAATCCATGCCGCCGGTTACAATTTGCAT